GACAACTTTGGAAGAAATTAAAAAATGAGTCTCAAAGAATTACGTGGACAAGGCTGGAAAATTGGGCTTTATTCGGTACTCCTGATCTTTTGGGCTACTCTGATTCTGGTACCTTTTTTACAGTAGAATTAAAAACAACGTCGCCTAAAAATGCCTATTTGGTACGGTTCTCCCCGCACCAAATATCCTTTCACATTAAGCATCCCAGAAATTCCTATATCCTTGTTGCTTGTGCCCTGAAGCTTGGGGGCTTCCGACTTTACTCAGGCTCCCGGATCCTTGAGCTTGTTGACTTAGGCTTGAGGCTTGAGCCCTTAGCTTGTGGACTCCCTGCTTGCGCCCTGGTGCTTGAGGGCTTGTGAGCTTGCGCTCTCTCCTGTCTCTGGAGATCTTCGAACTCTTTGAACCATTTCGCGTTAAAAATATTTTTTCTCATTTAGTGCATTCTGTATTGAACTTCTTTGACGTCCTTACTCCAACACGCGCGACAGCTGCCGCATGTGTTGTCCTGCTCTGGTGCCGGGCACACGTGGCCCGCGCGCGGCTTCGTCACGACGGTTGACCAATGAGACCAGGCCCTGCCGGGCTTCGTGTCATTTTTTGAATTACTCAATCTAATTATTAAATTTTTTGGTATACTATCAGTATTTAATGGCAAAAATTTGCGCTCTTGAGTTGGCAGCCAGTGCTCTGTCCCCGGGGTAAGCTTGCAGACTTCAAATATATTAATGAGATGCTGCACGCTCTGCAGGTCCCCTGAGTCATGCCATCTAAAATGCTTTTTTCCTTTAATGAGTACTGCCATTGCCTGAACCCAGTCCGGATGCTGAAGAGATTCCAGGCGCCTGGTTAATGCATCCTTAACATTGCTGAAGTTGTAACGGCCCTTGAAGGCGTAGCAGCCCCAGCATGGTGTGCCCGGGATCTGTCTGAGCTTCGCGCCAGTTTGGCATGCTCGAGCCGGCAGGTTATAAGAACCCTCCGGCATTTTACCAGGAGCGCTTAGGCCGCCGGTGATTTTCTCTGCTTCGTATTTGTACATAATCCTATAATATCCTATCGCTTGGGACCTGTCAAGCTTGAAGGCTTGAACCCTGATTCTTTATGGGTGGGCCCACCCCTCCGGAAGCTTGCAACCTTATCTTTAAGGCTCCATCCCCCCGGCGGCGCGTTTTCTTTATTGATTTTTTTAATTAATTTTTTGAGTCTCATTCTTCTTCATCTTCATCCGGCGTTGCGAATGCATAAAAGACATGATCTTTTTCAACGCGGTCCCGGATCCAATTGACTGGACACTGGTCCAGCCAATCGTGAAACTCTTCAGACATTGGGCTAGCTTTAGGCATCAGTCCAACACCACCATATATTGTTTAGCGAAATATTGCTTGAACCAGTCTAGACCTGCGCGGACCGTGTCCCAGTCTTCAAAGCGCTCAGCGCCAATGATGGTATCATAGACGGCAGCAGCGTATCCAGGCATCGTTGTTTTTTCACCGCTGAACCTGTTCGCGATGGTAACTTCTTTTTCTGGATATATTTGACAATCGAACGGGACGGAAACTTTTTTACCATACCAGTCAATTTTTTTCTTTTTTGGTTTTTCAAACTTCATTAGATTGTCCCTCCTGTTTTTTTAGTTCCTCCAGCCGCGCCTGTTCTTTCACTATTTCTTTTTGTAAATAAATGATTGTTTCATACAGCGTGTGGAGCTTTCCGTATTGTAGGCTCATCTCTGTGGGGTTTTTCATAAGTATCCTTTTATTGGTTGATATCCTAGTATATCCCAGATCCATCTATTTGTCAAATTATTTATTTTTAACCTGCGACAATAATGTTCTTGACTTATCCCAGAAAATCTTATATACTTGGCCGGTGGTTGGGGATGGTGGTTAGTATATACTGGGCGGGCCCACCCCAGAATCCCGGGCCCGGGCGGGCCCACCCCGAAGCTTGTTGCTTGAGAACTAATTAAAAAAGCCCCCTTCGGGGGCTTGAGACCTTATTGATGTTTTATTTTTTTTTTTCATTATTACTGATCCTGGATCTAACTTATGACACTGAGAAGCGAAGCTGTCAGCATACCAGATTAGATCCTGGACCAGCATTGGGAAGCGTGCGATCGCGTGCTGTTATGGTAACACTTACCGTCCCAATTCTGATCCCAGATCCATTGCACTGGTCTAAAACAACGACGAGATAAACTCACACAATGGATCAGGGATCAGTAGCTTTTCAACCGTCCGCCATAAGTAGGCTCGCACCCCTTACGCAGGTAACGATTTAGATTACGCTACCGACCAGATATCATCTTATAATATCCTAGAATAAAAGTCAAGAAAAAAATTTTCTGCTTGGTGGCTTGGAGTTTTTAGGGCGGGCCCACCCTAAAAAAGGGAAAAATTTTCCTTGACAATATTTTTTAATTAATATAATATCCCATAATGTTAAACAATAAAAAAGGAGAAATAAATGCCTAGAATAAGACTAAATCAAGAGTATAGAAATAAGGTTGCCAATAGAATGAGGGTTCATATTGAGCAAGAAAATACTCAAGAGAAAGAAAAGTTTTTTCAATGTAGAGAAAACTTTAAAGAACACCAAGACAAAACTTGGGAACTTGCTAAACAATGTGTGTCAAGACAATATCCACCAAAAGATGTTCAAATGGCACAATATCTTCAAGATAAATATCCGAATGTAAATACTATCGCAAAGGACAGTTGTTTTCATTTTGGTTATATGCCTAGTCCTGATGAAACTCTAACCAATAGAGACCTTAACCACGAAGATGATAAATATGTCTCTAGACATTTTGACTTTCGTTTAAATGGAGATTTAAATGGAATTGATAGTCAAGATGACCTTGATAATTATAGACCACAATCAAGAGACTTTGGCTATGCTTATTTTCGTGATGAACTGAAAGCGCAAGATCAATGTAATCCTGACATTACGATTGAACAAGAGGGAAAACAATCAAATCCACATTGGACAAAATATACTGACGCTAACGACAAGTATCTTGGAAGTAATTGTGGCAATGATAATCTAACAAGTTATTCAGCTAAATGGGATAAGGAGTATGAGTTAGATTTAATAGGTCGTGAGTATTGTCGTGATAGACAGATTGCAGTTTCAAAAGAAGAATTTAAAACTTTTGAGATATGGCAACAAGCCAAAGGTCAATTAATAATGGCGCATTATAAATGGATTAAATCTGTTTTAAACCAGATGAAGGAAATCAAAATGGGTTTAAAGGGATATAGATATTTAGATGAGGCTATTGAACTTTGTACTGAACTTGGTTTGAATGTTAAGGAAGATGAAGTGATTAGAACTAATAGCACAGGACTAGTTATTTATAATCCCAAAAACCTAGCTGATAGAATTAAAGGGATGAAGAATATGTCTATCAGTAGAGAAGATAAAATAAAAGCCAGATTATTATATGAGAAAAATGCACAATCAGGAGTTGTGAATTAATCTTCTTGACAAATGGGATATTATAGTATAATATCCCATTATGTTTAATTTAATAAAAAAGGAGAAAGCAATGGCGAACAAAAAAATGTGGCTAGTAATTGAAAAGAATACTTATGGAGAAGATAGTGAAAGTTTTTCAGTTATAAAATATGCCAACACGATAGAGCAAGCGATGAAGTTTAAAGTACATCTTGACGCGCTTAACGATAGAAAAAAACAATCTTACTTTTTAGCAAGTGATATTGACACTGTGTTGGAGAATGTGGCGCATCATCATAATAAGTCAGTTAAAAATGGAACTTATTATGACAATCACCCAGAAGTAAAAAGACCAGAAAAAAAAGAAGTAGAGGAAGAAATACTATTTTAATGTTTAAAGATTTAACATTATTAATTTTAGGCGCTGGACTTTCCAGCGCCTATTTCTTTTGGCAAACCTATAAAGATAAAAAAGAAATTAAAAAACAAGAAAGATTAAATGAAATCAAAACAAAATAATATTAAAGATGTTGACGAGGATTTAACAATATTATTTAAGGTGGTGGACAAGTTAGAAAAAAGAATTGCAACACTTGAAAAAGTTTTAGAAAGCCACGCTAAATGTATTGGACGATTGGCACACGAAAAGGAGAATGTAAAAACTTGGGAAACCACAAATACTTCTGGAGATAAAACAATTTGGGTAGGTAGAAAATGATATTTAATTTACTATTATACTTCGGAATATTTTTTATAGTCGCTGGATTTAGTTTGTTCTTATATGTAGAAATTAAATTAAGAGATATTGATATTCAATTATTTAAACTTGAACAGAAAATAAAAGAATGAAATATTGTCAAGGACCTGATTGTCATACTTATCATACGCAGGATAGATTAAAAGGACAAAAAGGAAGTAAGACCTATCAAACTAGAAGAAGATCAAGCTTTTATTATTTAGGTGGCAACGCGTGTTCAACAAGATGTCAAGATGATTGGTTTCAAAAATATGGAACAATGGCAATTAATCACTTTGGAAGATTGACCGAGGCAAAACATTTAACAGAAGATAATGCGTGGCGTAAGTCATTCAATTGGGATAATGATTATGAAAACAGAATTTATGTTTATCATAACTCAATAACAAACGAAACAAGACCGATAACCGAGCAACAATATGATGATGACAATTATACCATAAATATTAATTGACAATGATTGATTTATCTTATATAATCCCAGATATGTTTAATTTAAAAAAGGAGACAGCAATGAAAATAGACAATGCGATATTCTACATTAAGTATTATGCGAAGAAACACGATTGCATAATTGAAAGAAAAGCGACACTTGATGATGAATGTTATGAAGGTACTCATAAGAAACTTGGCTACCCTTATAAAAAGTATATTGATATCAATGCAACAGAAGAAGTTGGCAATGGAAAACCTCAATATAGAACAGCAAGCGTTAAGTGGGAAATTAACGAGCAACCAACATTAACCGAATAACTTATCTCCACATAAGTTAAACTAGACGAGGCGCATTAATGCGCCTCGTTTTTTTTTGCTTGTTCTATCTGTAATTGTATGCAGTATTTGCATACACCATATATAGTGTGTCAAGTAAATAATCCCAGATAATCCCAGACTAATTGTCGCAGTTGCATTTGTGCAACAGGGCGGGCCCACCCCATCGCCACGGGGCGGGCCCACCCACCCCCACGCCCCCACCCCCCTCCCGACTCCCGGGCTCGGGAGGGGGGTGGGAACTAATAGAGGTACCAGATCCCAGGGCCGGGCCCACCACATTGGGAGGGCCCACCCCCTTAAACAAGAAAAAAGGGGTCCCAACTTTACCCTTTATTGCTTAATTCAGCCTCTCATGGT